CCGCTCTTGTTTCACGACTTTAGGCAAGTCGCCTCCCAGGGTTCTGAACATTACTACCTCAATGGGAAGAGTTGGGCAGCAATGGGAGCAATTTCTTACGCGCCGCTCCATAGGGGGCGCGAAGAACCTTAGAATGGCATCAGCTGGGCTTCTGCTGGGAAATAAGTCGTCAATTTCCCGTGGATCGGAAGCCTGGCCTTGTACGTTGAGTTGTACCTTTGCCATTTTGGGTCCATTATCCTATCAATGACAGGATGCGAGAGCGGTTGTATGGTTTGAAGGCTATCCAAGTACCTCTCTACAATCTTCTGGTCAGGAATGGTGATTGCAAAGAGTCTTTCTACAAGCTCTCGGGTGCGATTGGGCGGTTCTATGTTAGGGGCATTTTCTCCTTGATGATTCTTTATGTTTAGAGCGTAAAATTCACGCTCATACTCATTGTGGAAGAATCCTCGCGCTCTTGTACCGGATGTGACTCTCAGCCCGTAATTGGCCAGACTCTGGAGTATTGGGCATCCAGGGTAAGACCAGGCAAGGCTGAGGGCTTTTGAGCGGAGCAACTGCTTCATCCTCTTGTCCGAGGATGCTGCATAGCGGGAATTCGTCCAGCCAAAGTTCACAAGTACCTTGGCAGGGTCGGTAACAATAAGTAGGTCTTGTTCATCAAAAATATTTCCACAGAACGATGATTCTGCAACGGTCGCTGATTCTTCAATTTTCAGGAGAAAACCCAGATTTTCTTTGATCCAATCCGGGGTTTGTATCTCCACATTAAGTCCAAATAACCCGTCGTCACCTTCGACGACCGGATCGACCTCCTGCCCTAGGAGGCTACATAAGAACTTTATGATCATCAGATTTGCAAAACCATTTCCCAATGATGTTGACATCTCTCCAGACATACGTCGTCGCCACACCTTAACTGTAGCTACTTTGAATGTGCAATGGTTCCAAGTCAAGAGAGATTCTCTTAATAAGCGCATCACTTTTTCCTTTTCCGGAATATTCTTGAACATGTGCTGGTAAAGCATGAATTCGGTGTCTTCAATGAGGTCAACAAAATGAGCCTCGAAGGACGTGAAGTCCGTCGAATAATAATGCTTATACTTTCCATGGAATCTATCCAGAATGTACTTCGGGCGCTGGGAACAGGGGACAAATTTAATGAACTCGTCGGTGTGCATCACAACTTGTTCAACCCTTTTGATGTATGGGCCAATAAGGGTCTTGAATTCATCCGTGCGTGAATTGATGGTCCTGGCATGTTTAAAGTCTGTATACGTTTCATCCTTAATAAACGACTTTACTTTAAGGTAACGTGACTCATGCGGATCCAGGATCATGCCATTCTTTTTCTTCAGCTGATCTTTCCTGTAAAGTGGATAATGTGTGGCATCAAGCCAGGAATCGATGCTGAAATCGGTAGATGCGCAGAGTGGTTGGTAATGCTTCTCAATGTAGTTCCTGACAAAACCACGAAAAGCTTCCCTATACTCCGGCTTCATTACTGGCATGGAGACAACCAGTCTTTTCTTGATGCCACTGATGACCGTTTCTGAGTCATCCGGGTCGACATGGGGCGGACTTGCGTTCTTCACCTGGCAGCCTAATGATACTAGGACTGGGCGCCTGAACGTTTTGTCTGAGGGAGAATGTGCTTTGATTTGCGAGCCGGGTTCAACTGCCAGAAAGCTCTGCAGCTGGGGAACCTCGCTCACTCTATAACCAAAACAGTACTCCCTTGTCGACCCGGAACTCAGTTTAAAGACAGAATTCCGTCTGTCTGCATCTTCCACTCATGGGCCCAAATAAGGGCCAGGTGGCCAGA